TTAAACCGCGTAGTTCTTTAGGATCCATTTTACAAATACTTTTTAGTTATTTATAAAAAAGACCCTATAAGGGTCAAGCACCAAGAACGGCACCAATATTATCATCAATACTTTGAATAACTGAACGAATATCAGCAATACGAGGAGGGACGCTTACTTCATCATAAGTATACCCTCTTTGTGCTTCAAAGAGAACTTGACGGACTGCAGCTGCTGCACGAGCATCCATTTTAACTGTTACTTGCTTTTCTTTAGTCACAGATCTCCCTCCACACGATTTTCAGAACGATATACATCAAAAGTGCCTTCAGGATAACGAGCACTCAGTTTTTCATAGTTCATTTGGAGAACTTCTTCAAAATTAGTATCAAGTGCCATACAAGCTTGTGCAAGATACCAACAGATATCGCCAAGTTCCCTCTTCATATGAAAAACATTTTCTTCATTATAAGGTTTTCCTTGCATTACAATTTTCTTTACAACTTCAGTAAATTCGCCCGCTTCTGCAGTCATACCAAGAGCAGCAGTCAATAGACGAGGAACATCTGCATCATTCGTTGCTTCAAGTTCAGTCAAACGACTAAGAAGTTGTGCGAAATCACTACTTGCAGGACTTGTAGTTTGACGAACAAATTCAATATATTTTTTTGTATCGATTACTTTATTATTAGTCATAGTAAATTTAGTAGTTCCATCAATAAGTGTTTCTTTTTGAATACTAATCACGTCCCTTCACTCCAAGAATTAATGTATTGCAATTGTTCATTAGTTAATTCATCAATGTAAATTTCCATTGCTTTTAGTTTTAATTCAGCAATTTCTTTGTCTTTTTCTTCAGGAACTGGATAAATTCCAGGACTCAATTTTCCTTTATTTTGAACAAGGTATTCAACCGCAAGAGCTTGATTTGCAAAACTCATATCCATAACTGCGGATGGATGTCCTTCAGCAGCACCCAGATTTACAAGACGACCATCTGCCAATACAATAACATCACAATAATCTGTAACATATTTTTTAACAAAAGGACGAACTTCAATAATTTCAGAAGACATCTCTTTAAGAGATTTTAGATCAATTTCATTGTCAAAGTGTCCTGAATTACAAACAATTGCACCATCTTTCATGTTTTCGAAGTGTTCTCTTCGGATTACATGTTTATTGCCAGTTACTGTAATAAAAATATCACCAACAATTGCTGCTTTACTCATAGGCATAACTTGATAACCTTCCAAAGTTGCTTCAATTGCTTTTACAGGATCAATTTCAGTGACGATCACATTTGCTCCCATGCCTTTAGCGCGGAGAGCAACTCCTTTGCCGCACCAACCGAATCCAACAACAACTACAGTCTTTCCAGCAAGAAGAATATTAGTTGCACGAATAATGCCATCAAGAGTAGACTGACCAGTGCCGTACCGATTATCGAAAAAATGTTTGGTTTGGGAGTCATTTACGTTAATCGCAGGATGCTTTAGAACACCATCATTAATCATAGCACGAAGACGAACAATACCAGTAGTAGTTTCTTCGGTTGTTCCAATCAAATCACTAATCTGTTCAGGACGTTCTTTAATTAAAGAAGCAACAACATCAGATCCATCATCAATGATGATATTGGGACGATGATCAAGAGCAATGTTAACATGACGAATATAAGTTTCGTTGTCTTCTCCTTTAATTGCAAATACGGGAATATCCCAATATTTTACAAGAGCTGCAGCAACATCATCTTGTGTTGAAAGTGGATTGCTTGCAATTAGCATAGAATCTGCACCAGCATTTTTAAGTGCAATGCAAAGTTGTGCAGTTTCTGTTGTAACATGATTACATGAAACTAATCGAATTCCTTCCAATGGTTTTTCTTTCAAAAATCTTTCTTGAATTTGCTTTAGAACAGGCATTTCCCTACCTGCCCATTCAATTCTAGATTTACCTAAAGGCGCTAAATTGATATCTGCTATTTCTGACATTTTAAAACTTAAATCCCTCAAATGATTTTTTAGGTTTCTTTTCTTCATAATCATACTCTTCTTCTTTGCCGTTGTCAAGAATATCTTCCTGTGCCGACTGTTCACAATCATAAAGTCTCATTTTGGCACGATCAATACCAATCACAAATCTTTTATGAATGGTTGGATCATTATAACGATTCTTTAATTGCTTTACCAGAATCTGCCCAAGTCCTTCAAGTTCTTCAGTACTAATTAAAGCAAACATTAAATCAGCAGTAGCAGGAAGTCCAAAAGATTCTGAGGTATCAGTCAACTCAACATCAGAACTACCATAACCACTTCTTGTAGTTTGTGTGGCACTTACGATTGGAACATTAAACTCACAAGCAAGTCCCCGAAGTTCTTCTGCAATTGCTTTGATAAAGGTATATGAATTGATATTACTGTTTCCACGATAACGAGAAGAAGAACAAATATTAAGATAATCAATAAAAATAATGTCTGGTTTGAAAGACTTCTTAAGGGAAAGTTCATTCAACAAAGATTTGAAATGTCCACTGTGAGCAGATGCGGTTGGATACTCTTTAATAATCAAAGTACCTTGAGTTTTCTTTGCAAGATTAGTCACCTTACTCTCAAACATTGACTTTGGAAGTTCATTGAGTTGTTGAATAGGAATATTCAAAAGATTTGCATCAATTCTTTCAGCAATTCGTTCCTCCGCCATTTCAAGAGTGATATACAAAACGTTCCTGCCTTGCAATAGGACGGAAGCAGCCACATGGCACATAAAGAGACTTTTTCCGACACCCGTACCAGCAAGAGCGATATTGAGAGTCTTATTAGGTAAACCACCTTTTGTGATTTTGTTAAAGTATTCAAGATCGAATTCAATTTTCTCTTCCTTTCTGTGATAGGACTCATAACGTTCTTCGTAGTCTAACAGATAATCGTGTCCAATGTGAGTATCAAAAGATACGGCAAGAGCATCTGAAAGAATACTGGGAATACTATCACGATTTTTCTTTTCATCCTTTCCATCTGCAATATGAATGGATTCCATCAATGCAAGATAGATAGCACGATCACGACACCACTTTTCAGTCGTATCAACTAACCAATTAAATTCTGCAGGAACATCATCAAGACATTCAATCAAATGTGTGATTTCTTTGAAAGAAGTGTCATTAATATCTTCACGTTTTTCTATTTCAATACAAAGAACTTCTTTTGTTGCAAGTTCATTATATTGCTGCACAAATTTTAAAATTTCTTCAAATACAATTTTTTGATTTAGATCTTCAAAATAATCAGACTTAATAAATGGAATGACTTTTCTCAGATAACCTTCGTTGTAAAGAAGATTACGGAGAATCAAAAATTCGACTTTATCCATTTACTTATAATGCAAATACGTAGTTAAAATATATTTTGTATTGCTGACTGGAGGATTTCCTATGTGCGGAAACATCCAAAGAGGAGGAAACATAACCAACTTCCCAACTTCAGGTTTAATCGTTAAATCCTTAAACACTGTTTCTCCTCCTTCATTTACGTCATTCAAATACCAAAGAAAAGATAGATATCTTCTTGCAGAAGGATGATCCTTTACATCTACATGACAATCAAAAGCGTCTTCTCCATTATTATCGTACTTTTTAATACGAAATTGTTCAAAAGCATGTTCTTCTGGAAAACATCTTTCATCAATAAATTTGTAATAATCTTTTTTATATTCAAAAGTTTTTTTAATCAAATATTGATGAATTGTGTTCATTTCTTCTAACTCTTTTGAAGATGCAGTCAGATTGAGTTGAGTGAAATTTGGTTTTCTGTCATTTACAATTCTTTCGTGTTTCTCTGAATGATTTTCAAAAATATTAATTAAACTTGAACATACTTCTGGTTCTAAAGAACTTTCATAAACACGAATTAAATCAATTAGACTGTCCATAACTAAATTCTTCTTTTGCAATTGCATCAAGTTTTTGCATCACTTCATCAGTAAAATATTCTTCTGGATTAGCAAGAATCTGCTTACCATAAATCTTCTTGCCATCAATTTCATAGCGTCCTGCTACATTCTTCCAGAGTCCACCAAGTTCACCAAGTTCCAGAAGACCATAGTAACGATCAAGACCGCGCTCATCATAATACAAACGGACTTCAACATCTTTGTTCTCCTTACTCAAACGCGATTTAGCAGTCTTAGCTTTGATAATATTCCCAACCACTTCTGTTCCATCTTTTTCTTTCTTTTTGCTGAGATAGATGATCGTAGATGCTGCGTATTTGAGTCCAGAACCTCCCCCCATTTCTTTCGTTGGTACATAAGCTCCGATGACATCGTATGTATGATTTGTGACAATGAGTGGAACATTTGCTTGTCCTAATTTGAGGGTTAACATTCTAAAAGCACCTTTTACAAGTTGCGATTTAGTCATATCACGAACTTGTTTATCATTTAGTGCATCCGTAATCTCTTTATCAGTTGAGAGCATACCTAAAGAGTCTAATACAAAAATGCAGGGTTTGCGCTCTTCTACAGGTTTTTTTAAGTAAATATCTACTGCTTTGAGTGCTTTACTACGAAACTCTTCAATAGTAACCACATTGACAACAACTGTTCTATTCGTATCAACACCACGACTCCCTAAAAGAGATTTAGTGATAGCAGCCTCAGTGTCAAAGTAGAGACAGTAACCATCGGGATGAGTATCAAGAAAGTTCTTAACCACGGCGAGAGAGAAAAA